TTTGGTTTACCAGCAACCGCTGACTTTATGTTCGCACTTATATCTTCTGAAGAAATGGAAGAATTAAATCAAATGCTTGTAAAACAATTGAAAAACAGATATAATGATCCTACATCTTATAGAAAGTTTATTATTGGAGTAGATAGAAGTAAAATGAGACTTTATGATGTCGACCAAAAAGCTCAAGAAGATATATCGGACAGCGGACAAGATGATGAACCATTGTTTGATATCTCCACCGATAATAGACACAGAAATAAAGCTGATTTCGGGAATTTTCAATATGAATGATGCCGCCACTCCAAATGGATTAGAATTTATTAAAGATTCATTAGGATGTATAGATTTAGCTTTTAAAGAATTTGAAAATTCATATAATACAAAAACAAATCGTTATATTAAGCTTTGGCATGAATGTGCTAATAGAACGGAAGAAATATTAGAAGATGAACTAGGATTTTCTTGCTATGTTAATATACGAAAAGATTTGGGTCATGCTTTATATGAAATGACTTTCGATGGAGCTGCTAATGTTCCCGAAGAACATTTTTCAGAATCAGAATTAGAAATAACAATTAATTTATCACCAGAATTATATACACAGCAATTATTTGTGCCAGAATCTGCTTGGGAAAAATATAGACAACAATTTACTCTCACCTACATTCATGAATTAACACATTCTTTACAATTTGATGATCAACAAACCGCGCAACCCGCATATGATGATTATTTTTCAAACCCATTTGAAATAGATGCGTATAGTTCTGAACTCGCCTTTGATATGTATCTCCACGATAAGCCAAAAACAAGTTGTGAAGCTTTTATGAGATATTCTACAATAAAAGAACAAAATATTTTTAAACAATTCATACATCTTACCGAAAAGAAATATGAGTATCTTAAAAACAATAAATAAGATTATACTACTATTTTGAAGGGAAAACATGGAAAAAATTCAAGACCTGCATGAAGCAGTTAAGGAAGTTCTAGAGGAAGCTGCTATAAGTAAATTGGCAGTGAAAAGTATGGAAGAAGTTGCTTCGCGTGCAAATAGAATAGCGAGATGGGCTCGTAATGCTGCTGAAATGGATTCAGCTGATGCTAAGTCGGTTAAAGCCCTAGCTAAAGATATTCAGAAGACTATGGATAAATGGGCAAAAGGTTCCTGGGAGGGGAAATCACTTTGAAAACATATAAATCTTTTCACTGAAAAAATTAATATGAAAACATATAAAAATTTTATGACTGAATCTGCCGAACATATAATAGAGCTTCTTCTGGAAAAAGATCTAAGAAATCTTAATGCTCCAGAACTGGCTCCTCTTTTGAGAATTTTAAAGCAATCTCCTCAGGCGACTATTGATAGAGCATACGAAGCAGTATTTGTTCCCAATATGGAAGCGAGAATCAGTCAATTATTTGATAATAGGGGCATGACAACAGGTAAAGTAGAAGTGGCTAAAGAAGCTCTGATGTCAAAAATTATTAAAATAAATGCAAAAGTAGAAGAAAAGTTAGATTTTATAAACAAATTAATAGGCGGAAAATTAGTTGATGCGAAAGCTATAGTAACTAAAGCTCTAGAAGGCGAAACTAATATTGGTAGCAAAGAATATATTATAGATTCTAATCCTATAATTAATAATTCAGCGTTTTATAATTGGTTTGTTAATTGGGAACCCCAAATAGATAAAAGAAATATGGGTGGCGGTGAGATTTTTTTAATTTTAAACCATCCTAGTGGGCGTAAAGGTAAAGATGGAAAAGGTGATGTTTGGTTTGAAGGTGGAGTCGCCGGCACACCAGGTGTTATCGAATTAAAAAAAGGCGGTAAAGATTTAGAATCGGATGATCCAGAAGCAAAAAAGGGCAGTGGTGCAGCATTTGGTAAAAAAGATGGATTCAGAGATGGAAAGAAAGTCTTTGATGACTTTTGGAAAAAAACAACGCGTTCCAAAAAAGTTCCCGATAATGTTGGATTGGGAGTAGTTGATTCATCTAGGGGCGGTGGAGTTATAAAGAAAGAAAAATTTTCAGCGGCAATGAATGAAGCATCAATAAGGTTGCACGAATATGGCGCCTCTGTTACTCAAATTGCGGATATGTGGAAAAAAGTGTGTACTGCATGCCAAGGAATGGATGGTGGAATTAAATTTGATGATGCTATTTACATAGAAGGTAATATGTGCGTGACAGAGCCTAATACGTTTATGCATATTTGGGTTGCGAACGGTATGAATGCATATGCAAAGAAAGAAAATCATGATATTATTTTATATTATAATCCAATAAACTTAAAAGCATATGCATTTAAAACTGGCATAGATTATCTTAATGTTGCCGGCAAGGTTAAGATTGATTATGACTGGGCTTTAAATTGGAAAGAAGGCGGTTATGGAAATTTTGTACCAAGATTAAAAGTAGAAAAATTTGAACCGGCAAAATTGGTTAAAGGGGAATCAGGATACGGTGATATCCTGGGCGATGTATTCGCGAATGCTTTAACAGCCGATAGGTATGATCCCAAAGGTGCAGAGAAAAAATATAAGAAAGCAACAGATAAGAATACATCTTTAAAAGATACTATAAATTCCTATTTGAGAGATAAAGCTCCGGAAGACGGCAAACTGAGAACATTTTCTGATTTTACGAATTGGAAGAGGCTCAAATTACCCAATATTATATCAGGAAAACCAAACGCAGGTAATCGCTCAGAACTATCAGTTGCAATTAAGAAGCACTTATCATGAAATCTTATAAACAGTTTCTCGTAGAAGCATCGGGTAAGAATCTTCATATGGAACATCTCGAAGACGAGGTGTTGAATGGAGGAGTTAATGGTACTAGAGGTGCTATTAATTTTCTGAGATCGCTAAGAGATATGTTAGCAGGAAATAATAAAGAAGCAGTTAATGTTACAGTTAAATGGGATGGCGCTCCGGCGGCGGTAGCAGGAATTCATCCTAATGGAAAATTTTTCGTTGATTATAAATCAATGAGGAAACCTTGCTTTACACAATCAGATGTAGATGAACATTTTGGTGGCGGACCTTTACATCCAAAAATGTCTGCTCTTTTAGAACATTTGCCCAAATTAAATATACCAGGAAATATATTTCACGGAGATGTTCTTTGGACAGATAATAAAGATAAAAAAATTAAAACAATTGATAAAGAAAAGTATGTTACTTTTACTCCTAACACTATAACATATGCTGTACCATTAAATACTGAATTAGCTAAAAAAATTATTACTGCCAAAGTCGGGATTGTTTTTCATACAACATATAAAACAGCCGGTGCGGATGATTTAAATGATCTTAAAGCAGAGTTTGGAGCAGATATAAATTTATGGTCTTCTCATAGGGATGTTTGGGCCGTAAATGCAGATTTTACCGATTTAAGTGGATCTGCAACATTTACTCAAGCAGATACCACCAAAGTAACCGGAATGCTTTCTGAATTAGGAAAAGATTTTAATAAAATTAATGGAAGATTTTTAGATAATATATCAAAAGATAATATTATTAGAACGCACATTAAAACATTCATGAACACAAAAGTTAGAGAAGGTGAATTTGTTGATAACTATAAAAGATCGGCAAAAGATTGTGTTAAGTGGATTGAGAATAAAATGCAGAACGAAGTTGGGAAGTTAAAGTCTGAAAGAGGTAGGCAAAGAAAACAAATGACTGTTGATGGATATATGAAAACTTTAAATGGTTCCATGGATCAAATAGAGATCATATTTCGATTAATATCATTAATAAATAATATCAAACTTTTTATAGTTGAAAAATTAGAAGAAGTAAAAGGAATAACAAATACTTTTATAAAAACCCCTTCAGGGTATAGAGTAACTAAACCAGAAGGTTTTGTTGCTATAGATACTTTTGATAATCAAAAAGGTTTAAAATTAGTTAACAGGATGGAATTTAGTAGAATAAATTTCACCGCAGAAAAGGAGTGGGACCAATGAGACCCATTTTTACAAAAGAAACTGAAGCATTGAAAGAAGGTTCTCAATGGTCAGTAAAAATAACAGACGCTTTGAGAGAATGTATCGAGGCTGCACCGGCGAGGCCCAAAAATAAATTAGCCCAGATTTATGAAGAGTATATGGAAAAATTTGGCAGGGGACACAAACTGGGAAGAGTTCCTCCAATGCTAAAAGATATGCTTAATGCAATAGAAGAAGGATCGGACGCAAGAGTAGATCGCGAAAACTGGTAATTCGATTTTTAAATTATAAATTAGGAGAAGAATATAATGGCTGATAAACATAATTATTTCGGAGAGAGCCCTTTCTCAAACGATGATTATACCGATCTAGCAAATTCTGTAAAAAGAATTGTAGATAAAAAGTCTAAAGGGTTTAAATATACTAAGGAACAAATTCGGGATATGTCAGAACAGAACGCAAATAAATCTGTTCAAAATACCTACATGTCAATGGTTCAAAAAGAAGCGGAACACAAAATTGTAAGACCCGGAGAAGAGGATAAAGAGGATAAATGACAACATTCATCGAATTACGTGAAGGAACGTTAAAAACTGCTATATTTACATTTGGACGGTTTAATCCGCCCACAACCGGGCATGAGATTTTAGTTAATAAAATTGTAACAGCGGCTTCTCGAAGTCGGGCCGATGCATTTGTTTTTTTAAGTTCCTCACAAGATTCGAAAAAAAATCCATTAGACTATAAAAATAAAGTCAAATGGATGAAGAAAATGTTTAAGCCAAGAGGCCAAAATATTTTTAAATATTCCAAGGAGCAGCCTGGAGATGTTTTGAAAGTTGCTTCTTTATTGCACGATGAAGGATATAAACAAATCATTATGGTTGTTGGAAGTGATAGAATAAATGACTTTAAAAAACTCTTGACTCAATATAACGGCGTTAAAGATAAGCCGCATGGTTTTTATGATTTTAAAAAAATAGATATAGAAAGTGCAGGAGAAAGAGATCCTGATGCTGATGATGCGACTGGTATGTCTGCATCTAAATTAAGATCTCTCGCTATAGACGGCGATTTCGAAGCGTTTAAAACGGGTTTACCCGATACTTTAAGTGAAAGAGACAGTAGAAGTTTATATCAATTATTAAGAAAACAAATGAAACTCAGTGTAATGGAAAAACAAATAAAAGAAAAACTTAGTACTACGGAAGTGCTTAATACGAGCATAAAACGGCCGCAGAGTTTACCACCAAGAAAAAACAAGGCCACAACCCCAAAACAACAAAAAAAGGCCGCGGATAGTTTTATTTCTGCTAATATGCCCAAAATGCGTCCAGTGAAGTATCCACCCATGCCCGATGATGATGTTAAAGAGAGTTTATGGATGGAACATGTTGAATTTGAAGGAGAGACATTTTGTGTAGATAAGAGAGCCGCTACAATATTTAACTATATAAAATCTTTACCATATAATTATCAAGAAATATCCTATATTAAAGGATGTTTAAAAGAATGTCAAGAATTTTTTGGAAGGTATGAATTAATAACGGAAAAAGTAAAACTTTGGGAACTTTCAGCATTAAGAGGACTTATTAAAAAGACATCTGATTATATAACAATATTAGATGAAGGGTCCGGGATGGTTGATTTTAATAAGACAGATTTTACATATTTACAAGAAATGGTAGATATTCTTCCTGTAGATGAAGTTGACTTTAAAGATCCAGTTAGTAATAAATTGCAAAAACTTCTCGGTTTAAAAGAATGGAATAAGAATCGAACTTCCGAAGGTAGACAGTTAGAATTAGGAACAGATAAATATAGACAATATATTGTGAATTTGACTCCCGAAGAGGAGTTTAAACTCGAACAAGATAAAAAAAGATTAAATCAAACCGAAAGACATAATAAAATTCTTTCGAAAATAATTGCAAGTAGGAGCAACTGATGGACTGGTCAAAATATTATCCCGCAAAATGGAGCGCGGTAACCGCAGAAGATGTTAGAATGATCAGAGAGAAAAAACTCGCTCCTGTAGACAAAGATGCAGTTAAACAAGATTGGAAAGATCGTTCAGATGATGATCATGTTGATATAGACGCTGATGGAGATGAAGACAATTCTGATAAGTTTTTACATAAGAAAAGAAAAGCAATTACTAAGGCTGTAGATGCAGATGAAGCAATGGATCCAGCTATAGCACGAGTAAAAGCAGCCGCGGCAGCAAAGAAAAAACAACTTCAAACTCAGCAAGGCGGAGTAAGGAAATTTTCTATTGCTAGCAATCCTGCAGCACACGACACGGCGATGTCCCAGATGTCAAAGAAGCAGAATGATGTCAACGAAGTTTCGAAAGAACTGTTACAACGCGCAAGAAACACAGCCTATAATAAAGCAGCAGACGCAAGAGACGCACAAAAGAAGAGGGTTGTCGACAACCCCACACCAAGGAAAAGAGAAGGTGAGTTGGCAGCAAAGAGAGAGAAACAAGGCAATAAATTCGCCGCGGCATTTCAGGCATCGGAAGATTATCAAGATGATGTCAAGGCTGCCTGGTATAAAGGAGATGATGCTTATGCAGCTCACAAAGACGCAAATCCTCAAATGCACAAAAAAGCACCTGTAAAGAAAAAAGTTTCATTGCCGGCTCCAAAAAGCGACCAAGAGAGGAGAAAGGACGACTGGTACGCTAAAAAAGAAAGTTGGATGCCAGTTGATGAAAAAAGACTGAAGCAGAAAAAAAGCGAGAATAAAAAAGATTACAGGGATGACAATTTGAAGAAGAAGATTAAAGGAATAGAAGAGCCAGATTTTTCCAAGAAACAAGATACAGTAACAAATATGGAATGGGCTAAAAGGGTAATTAATAATTATCATGATATTGAAGAACATTGTGGGTGGTGTGATCTAGAAATGGAAATAGAATCAAAAGAATTACCTACATCAAAAGGAATAGCTAAACAAATTAAAGAATTAGCCAAAGCCGTTAGAGGAAAAGATAGACTCTCAATCGAAGGAGCTGCTTCGTTAGTATCTAAAAAAGATTATGATAAATTAGCACCTTATCTAGATAAGATGTCAGAAGAAGCACGACAAAGTGTTTTGATGGTATTAATGACCGATCAAAAAGTTGCTAATTCGGTTATGAAAAAAATGAAAACAGAGCAATATGATGAATGCGAAATTCCTTCTCATAAATTTATTCTTGAAGGGATGTATAAAAAATATCATGAATTAACATGGGGAGAAATTGGTGAGAGGTTAATTAAAAATACTGAACGCAGATTAGTTTCTCTTGCTTATGCTACTAAAATGGGAACAATTGATGCTCCTTCACCCGAAGTTCAAAAATTAGCAGATGAATGTGAATTAGAAGATTTAGAAAAAGCTTGCGGTCAAATGATTACGGATGATTCAGATATAACCGAAAGAGTTGTTGACGAAGTCATCGAAATGTATAATTCTCTTAATGAAGATGAACAAACTTCATTCGCGTCTTTTGTAAATCAATTAGAAGATGAGGAAGTGTTAGCAGAATTACCGAACTTCATGACGGCAGCTGGCAGAACACAAAACAAAAAAGATAAACTGGTACGTAAAAACGATGCAATGCAGACACATCAGGATAATTTAGATGATATTGAGTCAGAGAAAGAAAGATCAGTAGAACTGAAAGCTAAACAAAAACCGGGCCTATTGAAAAAAATTGGATCCGCTGTAAAGAGGGGCGTAAAGGATCTCGCGCGCGGGCCCTCACAAGCAGTCAAAACTGCCGGAGTTCGGACTGTGAGATCAGATGCAGATCGAATTTCAGATAAAGCCGTAAAAGATCAAAAAGCTTCAGCTGCCGCTCAAACTCAAAAGACTGCCGGAGTTCAAACTAAAGCCGATCAACAACGAGGTGCCACTGCATCAACCGCAGATAAAGCCCAACAGAAAAGAATGGATGCGGAAGGCAAAGAAAGAGCCAGAAAGAAACTGGCTCAGGCAAGGTTATCAGATGATCCTTCCATGAAAAAAGCTGTGGCGACCTCTACAAAAGGAAAAGTAATGGGTGCTGTTGGTTCAGCTCTCGGTGCCATGGCCGGTAGTTATGAACCAGTCGGTCAAATGATTGAAGGAGACGAAGAACATACCACTGAAAGAATTGATGCCAGACGTAGAATTTTTAAAGAAAAAATTAAAAAATTAGCTTATGAAAAAGCCAAAGAAATTCTAGGTAAGAGGCAACCAGTAGAACCGATAATAACTAAAGAAACTAATAAGAATGATAAGGATGATGATGGCGAAGGATTAGATGCTGTTCAACCGGATGCTGTTCAAAAGAAGTTTAAAAATCGCAAAGATAAAGATATTGATAATGATGGTGATGCAGATGATTCTGATAAATTTTTACATAAAAAAAGGAAAGCAGTTTCTAAAGCAATGAAGAAAGAAGATGATGAAGATGAATCCAAAGTAAAAGAAAATGGTAAAATTAATAATAAAATAAAAATGGAACCAGAACAGGAGAAAATGAAAGAAAGTACAGGAGTAGCATTTGTTCGAAAATTTAAGAACAAAATATCTGAAACAAATGAAGATACTTCGTTACAAGATCAAGTTTTAGAATTGTTCCGAAGTTCTTATGCTAGTATTGATGGTGAACCAGTTGGCGCTGAATTTGCTGTTTCCGATGAACCCGCCTCAGCTTCAACTATTGCCAGAACATTAAGATGTAGCCCAGCAAAAGTACAAAAATTGTTGGACGATATGGCAGAAGCAGGAACAATTACTAGGGATAAAGCAGGGCATTTTACATATGCTTCACCCAAACCAGCAGAGCCTATGGGAACTAAGGAAAATTCGGCTGCATAACAATCAAATATGTTTATAGTGATTGGGAATGGTGAAAGTCGTAAAGATTTTGACCTTAATTTGTTATTAGATCATACAACATATGGATGCAATGCGATGTATAGGGATTGGACACCAACCAATCTTATATGTATTGATAATAAAATGTTACATGAGTTGGTGGAATCACAATATCCTAAATTAAATCAATGTTGGTTTAGGAATTTTCAGTTACTGGATCCTGATATGTATCCTGTTTTTCGGTCAACGTTAGAGCCCGGAATAAAAGTAATAGAGAATAAAAAAACAGATTTTAAATTCGCTCATTACGGCCAAGAAATTAGTAGAGTTTTTCACGATGATACACATACAATGGATTTACAAACAAATCCTTGCTATTGGTTCACATGGATAACAGAAGAAGATAAGATAAACGTAGTAGATGATTTTAAACATATACCTTTGTTAGATTCAGGACCTCTTGCAACCTGGTTGTGTTGTGAGAATGAAAAACCCGACAAGGTTTATTTAATGGGTTTTGATTTTAACATAAATAATGGAAAAGTAAACAATATATATAAAGACACAGACTGCTATGCCCCTAGTTATGCATTACCGGTGAAAGCAGCAGGGTGGATTCAAAATTTTGAAGTAATGTTTACTGATTATTTTCCTGAAGTTGATTTTATACATGTTCAGGAAGAACAATGTTTTAATAAAGAGATTTCTAATATAGATAATATTTCTATACGCGAATTTAAAAAGTTGTTATAAATATTTTAAACAAACAAGGAGACATAATGCCTTTATGGGGAAAAGCAGCTGCCGGTACACAGGCGCAAAAACCAAAATACATAGGTACTACAGAAGGTGCTACATATAACAAACAAGACGTCTTTGCGACTGATCAAGGGTGGGCTATTAATACTAAAGCGAGTAAAAACGCTTCAGCATCCCCCGAAATTTTAGTTGCCATGGGCGGTCTCGGTACAACACTTGCAGCACCATCTATTACATCAATGAGATTTACTGCTGCAGCAATCACAGGCGGATCAAAAGCAGTATCCGTTCAGGTTACTTACGATGAAAGAGTGACAGTTACCGGAGCACCTTCAGTTTCCATTGCAAATGGTAACGAGGGAGCTGGTTCTGGTCGTGGACCACACGTTGCTGTATATGCATCAGGAACAGGAACAAACAGACTTACCTTTTCAGTTGCGGCTCAGACAGTCGTAACAGGCGATGTTCTTACATTAGGCGGATCTAATGTCGTACTAAATAGTGGTACAATGAAAGATACAACCGATGGAACAACAGTTGCTTTGTTGGTACTTTCAGGTTTAACAGCACAAACGTTAACCATAACATAAATATTAAATTAAATTATGGAATATATTGAAAATATAAATGTGAGCACAATTGTTGAAAAACGCAATCAACATGTCGCAGCGAAAGCCGAGCTCGAAAATCGGCTTTCGGTGCAGCTCCGAGAAATTGAGAAAATAAAAGCTAATATACAAGCTTACGCGGGTGCAATTAGTGCTTGCGATGATATTTTAACGACAGCCGAATCCGTGGACGTTGAAGTACCTGAACTGAAAGAACTTGAAACAGAAAATTTTTGAGAAATAAATGGCAGATAAATCAATTCCAGCACTGAATACCCATGAATCTCCTACCTCCGAAGATTTATTAATCATAGTAGATGATCCAATTGGGAATCCGGTTAATAAAAAGATAAGATTAGATAATTTATTATCAGCTTTATCTACGGATAAAACTACAAGAAGTGTTGCTAATAAAATTCAATCTCGCGCTGATACAAATGTTGCCAGAGATATAAATTTAAGAAATTCTAAAACAGCTTTACAGCCTGAAATAATAAAAGGTGAAGTAGATGATTTAAAAGTTATTTTAGGAACCTTTGATTTAGAAGAAAATTCAGTATGGCATGTTGAAATTGATGGTACTTCCATAACCGCCAATGACACTTTTAAATGGTGGAGAGATGGAGATACTTCAACAGGTGCATCAACTGTTGATATTGATGGAACTGATCAAGCCCTTGCCAATGGCGTTAGTATTAAATTTGATACAGTTACCGGACACAAGATAACTGACCGATGGCAAATTGTTGGTTTGATAGAATCAAGAATAGATTTTCAAGGCAGTCTATTAATAGAAGATAGCGTTCCAGATAATGGTTCTTTTACTAGTAACTTTTCTGAAACCGGAAATATGCAATTAGAATCTGGTATAGATATGGCACTCGAAGATGGTGTCGAAAAAGATATGTATATTTCAGCTAATACTACAGTAATGAGATTTAGAGGTGGCGTACAAATAGGTAGCGCGACCGATATAGTTGGATTTTATGGTACAGCTCCCGTTGCAGCTAATTCTACTTTTATTGCCGGGGCAACAACAGCCGCGGACATTATAGATGAATTAGAACGCTTAGGTTTGGTATCATAAATATTTGGATGTCTGAGAAAGACCCTTCGCAAGAGCGATTCTCAGCATGATTTTAACTGGTGGTGAGTCCCACTGCAAAAGCCAGCAAGGAGAAAAATGGCTGATAAGAAAATAACCGCGTTAACGCCCGCGTCAGAAGCGGCGTCCGAAGATTTACTTCATATTATCGATGATCCGAGCGGATCACCTGTGAACAAAAAACTCACAGTTAAAGATTTCTTAGCAAATGTTACTCATACCGTTACTGGTACAGCAGCAGCCACTGAGGAAATAGTTCACAAAACCACACACACTGCCAATATTACTCCTTCATCTACCGATGTTTTTGATAATATTACCACATCACAAATTACTGTTGATGCAAAAGGTACAGGAGCAACTCAAGCTAATGTTGGAACTTTAACGGCTGCCGCCTCAAAAGTTTTTATACATGATGCTAATGTTGCCTTTGTTGCAGAAACATCTGCTATAAGAGGTACACTTGATTTAAATACATGGGATAGTGCCGATTCTGGTAACTCATATGTCATGATTTTATCTCATGCCAATACCGTAGCTTCACCTAGCGCGAGTCCTACAGCATTCATTAAGTTTGATGTACAAAGTACATTAACGGGAACTTCACAAAATGTTGCCTTTGCTTGGGATGCTACTCCAGGAGGTGGTTATAGTGCCGCAGCTGGTGCTAATGTTGGACCATTTTTAACTACCGGTGAAAATACTGTTAGTACAAATACCGGTCCTGCAAACGGTGCTATAAAAGTATGTGTATCTGGCCTGACCAAATATCTTTTACTTTGGGACAATGTTTCGTAATTAATATTTAATTTATGGATTTATTATGATAGATAAAAGTGAAATTGTAAAACAATTGGAATTCTTACAAAAAGATAGAGTCCAAGTTCAAACAAGATTAGATCAAGCGTCTGACGAAATTAAACAATTAGATCGGACGCTTTCTTCTCTTGACGGTGCAATTCAAGTTTCGAATCATTATTTAAGTATGATTGAAAATAAAGAAACTGAAACTAATAATGTGATTGAAAGTTCAAAAGTGAAAAAAGTGAAAAAGTGAATTTTGATGATATAAATGAAGATAATATAGAATTATATTGCATGAAGTTTTACGATAATCCTCAATGTATCGGTACTGAGGATTATAGAGATGATATGAAAAGGTTTAAATATTTAAAAAGGCTTTTAAATCATTATCTAACAACTCATGAATTAAAACAAAGATTAATTCTTAACCACTTGATTATGATATATAATTTATTCGAGAACGAAGCTGCGACCCGAATATTATTTTATAAAATTGATGAAAATAGTTGGCATGTGTTAAAACCTTTTTTAATATATTTAAAAAGAATGCCAAAAGTTGTTCGCAGCATAAAAGGTGCAAATATCAGAGAAAGTGATATAACACTAGATCAACACGTAGTAAAGCAATTAAGACGGTTATAGGATTTTCATGGGTCTAAAAAATGTGCTAATACAGGGTTCAGAATTATATTTTCTATTTTCCTTCCTTAAACGATTAGTTACCAGATTTGAAAAAACAGATGCTTATAAGCTGGGTATTATTGATAAGAATGGTAAAGTCCTCATTAAAAAAAGAGACTTTACTACTATAGAACAAAGAAATGCCTATACTATGATGGACACTCTTATCTTCAATTTGAAGAAATTGTTAGGTAAGATACCTTTTGGAAAAACAACAATTGCTACCTATGCCGCAGCCTTGTTACTTCTTCGCGAAGAAAAAAATCTAAAAATATTAGCAGATGAAAAAGTATTGGAAGAAAAGTTTTCAAATTTATATGAAGATATACTCCAAGAGTGGGGAGAAGGAGATTTTCTAGCAGAAGGCGACATGGAAGCTGACCGTGAATCTGGTATTAAATGGGTTGATGATCCGAATTGGAAAAAATTACATGATATGGATCTTCAAATGGTTAAAGATTTTCTTAAACATAAGGAAGTTAAAGAAGATGCTCCTGCTAATGCCATGGCCGCAGGTGGAATAGCTGGAAGTGCTGAAGCAGGCGATGATCCACCCGTAAGAAAAAAGAAGAGGAAAGGGGAAGTTTTAAAAAGACTTGAACCTATGGGAATTAGGGAACAAAGAAGAATTTTTCCTTCCCATCCCAATCATAACATTTAGAAAGGTATATTATGGCAGGAGTACAAGAAACGAAAGATGTATTGGCTTTCGTTTTCGCATTAAGTGAAGCATCTGTTACTGCAATGGAAGCAGGTGATATTGGATGGTCGGATGCAAAAAAGTTTATTGATCCTTTGAAAAGATTAGGATCATCTATGGATCATGTTGAAGATGTTTTAGTTGAATTACAAGATTTAGATGATACTGAATTCGAAGAATTAATTCAATTTGCTAAAGATGAATTTGAATTACAAGATCTAACAGATGATCTTGACGTAGTAGTTGAAGAAGCAATTAATGCTGGCGTAGAAATCATAAAAATTATAAGAATGTTTAAAAATTCTTAATAAAATCCACAGCGAGTAAAAAGGGACCACTGGTCCCTTTTTTTATCTTGACATTTCTTTTAAATCATACTATAATATATTATTAAATTAAACTCTAAAATATAGAGCACAATGAGTCTATATATCGACCACAAGTATACTAATTTGCTTTCTTCCCGTTTATCTCGTTTTGCCCGAAAATCCAGAGACTTATATAATTTTAGATGTCCAATATGTGGAGATTCTCAAAAAAATCAATTTAAAGCAAGAGGTTATCTTTTTAATAAAAAAAATAACTTAATTTTTAAATGTCATAATTGCGGAGCCGGCGGATCGTTAAAATTTTTATTAGACAAAATAGATCCTACTTTATCAAGACAATATTCATTTGAAAATTATAAAGAAGAAAACGGTACTCCAGTTTATCAAGAAAAAATTCCTATTTTTAGAAAACCGGTTTTTACAAAAATAGATGCGCCAAAATTAATTGATTTGGATCCAGATCATCCAGCCGTAAAATTTTGTGATGTAAGAATGTTGCCCAAAGATCGCTATAGTGATATGTACTTTGCAGATTGTTTTAAAAGTTGGGTGAGTAAATATGATGTAGAATTAGCTGCGCGATTAAAAGCAAATGATCCCAGAATAATTATTCCATTTTTTAGTAAAGATCGAAAACTAATTGCTGCTCAGGGTAGAAGTTTAGAAAATAATACATTAAGATATTTTACTATTAAAATAGATAAGAGCGCTACAAAAATATTCGGATTAGATAAAATAAAAGAAGATGAATTAATATACATTGTTGAAGGACCGTTTGATAGCATGTTTCTTCCAAATTCTCTTGCCATGGCCGGCAGCGATTTGGATGATGTTAGTATGTTTTATGCTAAGAACGTTGTTTTTGTATATGATAATGAACCAAGAAATAAAGAAATTGTATTTAAAATAGAAAAATCTATTAAAAAAGGTTTCGCGGTTTGCATATGGCCAGACACAGTTAAATTTAAAGATATTAATGATATGGTCGTGGGTGAAATGGATATTTTGGAAATTATTGATATAATAAATATGAATACTTATCGCGGCCTTCCCGCAAGAATAAAATTTAACCAGTGGAAAAGATCATGAATGAAGAAGTGAAAGTTCATGAAGATGGACTAGTTAGATTATTAGATATTATGGGAAGTGATGAAGATATAGTCGATGCCGCCCGAATAAGTTACGGCAAAGGTACAAAAAAAGTTAGTGAGACCCGTAATTTAATTCGATATTTAATGAGGCATAAACACACATCTCCTTTTGAAATGTGTGAAGTAAAATTCTATTTAAAATTACCCATTTTTGTTATGAGACAAATAATTCGGCATCGGACGGCGAATTTAAATGAATATTCAGGACGATATTCGTTGATGAGTGAAGACTTTTACGTTCCTCATGACGATGATATACAAAAACAATCAACCCAAAACAATCAGGGTAGAGGTGAAGAGATTGAGCAAAAAGGTCTTGTTAAATTCGAATTTAATCGCATATATGATAATGCTATTCACTCCTATCACAATTTATTAGAACTTGATTTGGCTCGAGAATTGGCTCGCTCTGTGCTACCGGTGGGTAATTATACTGAGGTTATTTGGAAAATAGATTTACATAATTTTTTTCATTTTTGTAAATTAAGAATGGATAATCATACGCAGAAAGAAACTCAGGATTATGCTACAGCAATGTATCAATTAATCAAACCCGAATTTCCTTTATGTTGTGAAGCATTTGAAGATTATAGTAAAGATGCTGTAACATTTTCTAAACAAGAAATGGAAGTAATAAAGTATGAATTATCAGACAGCAAAGCATTTGCCCTTGAGGGTTTATCAAATCGAGAACAAAAAGAATTCCTAGAAAAAATTTAACACAAGGAAAATGAATGAACTTACCCACAGAATATCAATCATTTATACATCTTTCAAGATATGCGAGATGGAGGTATGATGAAGAAAGAAGAGAAAAATGGTCCGAAACAATTGGAAGATATTTTGATTTTTTTAAAGAAGATTTAAAAGAAAAATGTAATTATGATTTTTCTGATGAGGTAAGAAAAGAATTAGAAGAAGCGGTTCTAAATTTAGAAGTTATGCCATCTATGAGATGTTTAATGACGGCTGGCGAACCTCTCAAAAAAGAAAATGTTGCTGGGTATAATTGTTCATATTTAAAATGTGATAATCAAAGAACGTTTGATGAAATTATGTATGTTTTAATGAATGGAACAGGAGTTGGTTTTTCTGTTGAAGAAAAATATACAAATCAAATGCCAATTATCGCAGAAGAATTTTTTCCAACAGATACCACCATAGTAGTTGCAGATAGTAAATTGGGTTGGTGTAAAGCTTATAAGGAATTAGTCTCATTATTATATCAAGGTCAAAAGCCTAAATGGGATATGAGCAAGGTAAGAGCTGCAGGCATGCCTTTGAAAACTTTTGGGGGTAGAGCTTCTGGCCCCGAACCATTAGTAGATTTATTTAATTTTGTAACAGGGATAATTTCAAATGCCGCAGGAAGACAACTTAAACCAATTGAATGTCATGATATTATTTGTAAGACTGCGGAAGTAGTTGTTGTAGGAGGCGTTCGAAGGAGCGCGCTTATTAGTCTTAGTGATCTTAATGATCGCGAAATGAGATTTGCAAAACATGGGGAATGGTATAAAATTAATGTACAGCGTGCTTTAGCAAACAATTCTGTCAATTATAAAGAAAAACCAGATGCCGGTACTTTTATGAGAGAATGGTTATCTCTTTATGATTCAAAATCTGGAGAACGGGGAATATATAATGGAGATTCAGCTAGTCGACAAGTACAAAAATTAAATGAAAGGGAACAAGATGAACATGGAGGATTTATTAGAAGAAGAGATCCCAGAGAGGACTTTGGCACAAATCCATGCAGCGAGATCATTTTACGGTCACGGGAATTTTGCAACTTATCTGAAGTCGTTGTCCGAGGACGGGACACTCGCCAATGTCTCAAAGATAAAGTGCGCAATGCAACCATACTTGGAACGTTCCAATCAACTCTCACTAACTTCAAATATCTTACAAAAGAATGGGCCAGAAATTGCGAAGAAGAACGACTTCTGGGAGTATCGCTTACCGGAATAATGGATAATGAATTAACAAATGGAAAAAGGGGAATGTTAAAAACCGGTAAACTTTTAGAGGAACTCCGAAATGTCGCTATCGAAACAAATAAAGAGTGGGCTGAAAAACTGGGGATCCCAAGATCGGCAGCAGTTACTTGTGTCAAACCGAGTGGAACTGTTTCTCAGCTCGTTGATAGTGCTAGTGGTATTCATGCTCGTCATAATCCCTATTATATACGAACTGTACGAGCCGATAATAAAGATCCTTTATGTAAGTTTATGAAAGAAGCTAAGTTTCCGAATGAACCTGATATAACAAAACCAGAACATACTGCAGTATTTTCTTTTCCACAAAAAAGCCCAAAAGGGGCTATATGTAGAACCGATATGACAGCTATAGATCAATTAGAATTGTGGAAAGTATATCAAGATCATTGGTGTGAGCATAAACCATCTATTACAATATCGGTTAAGGAACACGAATGGATGATGGTAGGTTCATGGGTTTGGGATAATTTTGATTCTATTAGCGGCATTTCATTTTTACCATTCAGTGAACATACATATAAACAAGCTCCTTACCAAGATTGCGATGAAGAACAGTATAAAGAATTATTATTAAAAATGCCCAAAAATGTAAATTGGGATAAATTAAGTGATTATGAAAAAGAAGACCATACAGCCGGAGCACAAACACAAGCTTGTGCAAGTCCCGGTGGATGTGAAGTTGTAGATTTGATTTAAAATTTTTTTGTTGAAATTTACTTATTAATGATGTATAATAGAGGGTATTATGAAAACAACATTTGAAAAATATGTTGATGAGTGTGTTAAGGTTCTTGAAAAACATACTGAATCATTAGGTGTTCCCGCAATCCAAGAGTTGTGGAAAGATATTGAGAATGCGCCTGCTTTTACAGGCAAACTCTGGTTAGAAGATATTCTTGATAAAGCATATAAAGAAAAAGTGGGCCTTGAAGGCGAAATGAATTTTATATACGATTAATTATGAAAGTTTTTATTGATATGGATGGTGTTTTATCAGATTTTGATAAACCCATCATTGACAAATTTAATACTAAAAAAGAATGGGCAAACAGATGGGAACTTCTCCCCGAAGATTTTTTCTTTTCTCTTCCCAAAATGCCTGATGCAGATGAATTAATAAATCATATTTCCGGGCAATTTGATTGGCATGTTTTGACCGCGATCCCTAACGACTCTGGTTTTCCAGAATGTCGCATACAAAAAATGCAATGGATTTTTAAACATTATAAATTATTCCCCGTAAGGATTCATTGTGTTTTTCAGAGAGAAAAACAATATTATGCTGTTGAAGAAAATTTATCACCGAATATTTTAATCGATGATTCTGAATCAAACGTAGCTGAATGGAAATCCAAAGGTGGCATTGCGATATTACATACATCTGCAAAAGATAGCATAAGAGAATTACAACAGTTAGGATTTTAATTGATTTGCGCAGGAATAGATTATTCTACAACCAGCCCATGTATTTGTATATTTAAAAAAGATGGAACAATTAATCCTATTGATTGTAATTTTAGTTTTTTTGCTTTGGATAAGTGGAGGCCTCGGTGGGCCACCCTTCAAAATGTAAATTGTTATAAGTTACCAAAAGATTTAAAATTAATAGATAAGTATATTTTTTTAGCTGATTGGACCATAGAAGCATTACGTTGGCATAATGGTAGAGTTGAGAAAGTTATACTAGAAGATTATTCTTATGGGTCTACCGGCAGAGTTTTTAACATCGCGGAAAATGTTGGTATTTTGAAATTAAAATTAAAACAGAATGGTTTCCGCTATGAAACAGTTCCTCCAACTGTTATTAAGAAGTTCGCAACAGGTAAGGGAAATTCTAATAAAGAAGCTATGCTAGAATCATGGAAGGCAGAGCCGGATAATTTTGAATTAGTTCAAGAAAATGGCAACCCTGCAACCGATATTGTTGATTCTTACTATCTTTGTAAATACGGAGTTACTCAGTGAATATATTTACATCTCGAGTATGTGCAGTAATTTTCTCAATCTGTGTTTCTAAAATTTCCCGCCTACCAGGCCAATATATGTATTCATTAGTGGAAGATTTTGCTAAATTATTTAGCAGAGGTACAATTAAATCTTCTACTTCTTTCATACACCTACTGAATTCTTTATTTAATTTTTCTTTATGCTTATCAATATCTTCATAATGATAGTCCAGCAAACTCCAAATTTTATTTACAGTTCCCTCAACTTCTTTTATTTGTCCAGCTTTGGCTTTTTCTACCGCAGCAGTAACTACTTTCTCTTCAGGTTCTTTAGCAGCCGAAGTAAATTCTTGTTCACTCACAGTACTAAAACCAAAATCATTTAAATCTTGCATGAATATACCTTTCTATGGAATTACAGTTTACCAATATATTTAGGACAGATGAAACTAACATAGGTGATTCGTACAGTACCCCCACAAAGTATTTTGATTTACCGGGAAATCAAAAAGATATCTTTCAATTAGAATATGATTATGCACCACCCCATGAAAACGTCATTTACGGTGGTGGAGGACTCATAGGTCAAATGAGACCAATGTCTCACGTTCTGAGACATCAAAAAAATTCTAATTATAGAATATATGGATGGGGATTAGGCGAACATATGTATATTTGTTTAGATGAACAAGTACAATGTATACCGCCAATGAATATAACGTATCCGGGTTATATAAGATCATTTGATTTATTGGGCATACGTGATCATCATCCACATATATATCAATCGATACCAGCTGCAAGATGGGTTCCCTGTGCGAGTTGTATGCATGAAGCTTTTGATAAAGAATATGAAACCAAATATGATATTGTATTTTTTACTCATGCTTCGCTTCCAATGAATGTTGTCCATGGTATGCCTCCAGAAACTTGGGATTATCCTCATAAAGTAAACAATGAAATCAATTTTGAAGAAACAATAGAATTTATCGCAAGTGGAGATATTGTTGTTACAAATTCTTATCACGGTGCTTATTGGGCAACTCTTTTGGGAAAGGTTGTTGTAGCTTTTCCTTGGTGTTCTAAATTTTACGGTTTAAAACATAAACCTTTATATTGCCCGACAACTGATTGGTGGAAAACTATTCAAGATAAAGAACAAAGACAATATAAAAGTTCTTTAGAAGAATGTAGAGAAGCAAATATAAATTTTCACAAAGAATTAATAGATCATATTTCAAACAGTCCTAGAACATTCAAGATCAACGTATGAAAGACATTTATAAAGATAAAACAATACCTCAAAGAAAAGAAAATAATATGGCCAAGAATTCTTTTGGGGGAACAGAATTAACAACCTTAGAATTATGGTCGCATTTACCTAAAAAATATAAAACAGATTATCAATGGATAATATCAAGATTATATCCAGAAAATATTCAAACTATTTTGCCCAGAATTTGGTGGTTTCATGATTTAGCAAAAGATGGAAGTGGCGGACATGATTTTTTAAAAAATAAAGATGGTGCAAAAGAATTTGAGAAATTAATCTTTTCGAGTTATTGGCAAATGCATACTTTTCTAGAAAAATATGATTTACCAATGGATCGTTGTGAAGTTCAAAAAACAGCAATATTTCCATTTGAACATTATGAAAAACCTAGAGAAGGTAAAATAAATTTAATTTATGCTTCTACACCTCAAAGAGGTTTACATGTATTATGTAATGCTTTACATGAACTCGAAAGAGATGATTGGCATTTACATGTATATTCAAGTTTTCAAATTTATGGGTGGAAAGAAAACGATCAACCATACGGAGAATTATTTGATCATATTGAAAAAAATCCTAATATGACCTTACATAAAATTGTTAAAGGAAGGCCTTTAAGAGAAGAATGGAAAGATATGCATATTTGGGCTTATCCATGTATATGGGAAGAAACTTCTTGTAGAACTGCTATGGAAGCAATGTCTTCCAGAACATTAATGCTTACAAATAGTTTAGGAGCGTTACCAGAGACTTGTTCTGATCATGCATTTATGTATCCTTATATTAAAGATGAAATAGAACATTGTTATAGATTTGCTGATGAAATAGATAAATTATTAGATACATATTGGGATGATGAAACACAAGATATTATAGACCGGGCCAAAAAACATGCGGACAAATATTATAGTTGGGATTATAGAGCTCCTAAATGGATAGAGATGTTTGAATTAATGGATATTGAAGATGAACTCGAAGAACAATTAGATGCCGAAAGAATATCAACGGTCTTATGAAAAAAGGATTTGCAGCATCCGCTTTTGATTTATTACATGCAGGGCATATTGTAATGTTAGAAGAAGCGAGGAAAAATTGTGATTATTTAATCGTTGGTCTTCACACTAGTCCCGCTCACAAAAAAGATTTAGTACAGTCAGTCTTTGAACGATTCATACAATTAAAAGGATGTAAATATGTTGATGAAATTATTCCTTATGAATCAGAAAAAGATCTTAAAAATATATTAAAAACAATAGAAATTAATATTAGATTTTTAGGTGAAGATTATTCCCGTGACAATAAATTCATAACGGGGTATAATACATGTATCTTAAAAAATATTGAACTCTATTATTGTAAAAGATTTCATCATTATTCATCAACTGAACTGAAGAAGAGAATTGTTAGTTTGTCAAACACCCTTACGGATTAGTTTTTTCGGGGGCGGAACCGATATTCCAGAATATTATATTACGGCACCTGATGGCGGTCAAGTCATAAATGCTGCTATCGATAAATCTACCTATGTTATATTAAATAGATTATATCGAGACCAATTTGTTTGTAATTATACTAAAAAAGAAACTGTCGATAATGTTGATGAAATTGAACATGAATATATTCGAGAGGTTCTTAGATATTTTGATGTAAAATCCGGTCTCGAAATTACAACATTAGCAGATATTCCTTCTGAGGGATCTGGCTTAGCTTCTTCTTCAAGTATTCTGGTCGGGCTAATAAATGCTATAAGTACTTGGATCGGGGCTCCAATGAATCAGGCCGATATAGCGCATCTAGCATGTCATATTGAGCTTGAAATCTTAGATAAGCCGATTGGGAAGCAAGATCAATTTGCGGTTAGTTACGGCGGTTTTAACCATTTTCGGTTTTTTAAAGATGGCAGTGTAAAAATTAAAAAATTACAATATGATGCAGAGTTTGAAAGAAAGTTTGTTCTGGTTAATACTGGCCAGCATAGACAATCATCTTCAATTCTTATTTCTCAGATAAATTCTATTGAAAAAAATATAAAAAAATATAATAAAATATATGACATTTGTACCGAAGCTTTAGATTATTATGATCTCAGACAGTACGATGATTTTGGAATACTCATGAATGAATCCATGCAAATTAAAAACACTCTGGCCAAAGGAATTACTAATGATGCAATTAAAGCCATTATGCAAAATTCTGCTTCTTGGGTAACAGGATCTAAAATATGTGGAGCTGGCGGAGGTGGCTATATACTTTTCATGACAGATCATGCTAAAGAGATACATATGAAAAATAGAACTTTAGATACATTTGATGTTGGATTCGATAATCAGGGAACAAGAATAGTGTTTTATAATGAAAAATAAAAATATACATGTAAAATGGGCAGATAATATTTCATCAAATAATATGCCAGATATTAAAGTAAATTCAGAAATAGAATTATTAAAGGAACGATCCGGATGGAGATCACATGTTAATTCTATAAGTAGTTCTCTGCATTTAGTTTCAGAAGGTCAACTCGATGAGTTATTAAAAGCTATTCGGAACATATATATAAACGAAAAACAATTTTTTATATGTGGAAATGGAGGAAGTGCATGTAATTCCAATCATTTCGCACAAGATCTAACTAAAGGGACAATTGAAAATGGACTTTCAAGACCTAGAATCAAAGCTATATCTCTTTGCAATGATATCGGCTTCATTACTGCTACATCTAACGACGATTCTTATGATAATATATTTAAGCATCAACTTGTAACTTATGCTAATAGAGGCGATGGGTTATTAGTTCTTAGTGGTAGTGGTAATAGTAAAAATCTTATAGAAGCCGTTGACTGGGCCAATTCAAACGGAATGGAAACTTTCGGTATTTTAGGATATGGTGGGGGAATTTTGAAAGACAAACTCTTAAATTATATACATATTAATTTAAATCATATGGAAAAATGTGAAGGCATCATGTCTATTATCTTGCATTATATTATGTGCGAGATAAAAGAATTACATAAAGTATCACTTGGAGAGTACGAAGGTAGCTAAATGGCTTTTTCGAAAAGAAGTATTAACGCAAAATATATGGGCGACGAACCGGATCCTATTGATTGGGATAGTTTGCCTCTCGATAAATTAAAATCTGAAATTCATGAAGCCTTTAGATGGTATTATAAATTTTTTGATTTTAAAGAGAGTATGGAGTTTGTTCAAGAATATTATAAAAAAAATAAAGTAAAAAGTAAATCTCCAGGGAAACTTAAAATCACAGATTTAATCGAGGTTGGAAATCATGTTGGTTATATTGCGCGAATGAAATTAAGAGGATTAAAGAGTTTACCAGAAGAATATGAAGATCTTTTTATTCAAAAATTAAAAAAGATAGAAGAGATTGCCGAACATCGTAAGGTAGCAGTAGAAACAAAAGATAAAGTAAAACCAGATATTCAGAAAAGAATTCGAGAAGCTGCAAAAAAATTAAAATATGATATAGAGGATATTGTTGACGAACAACTTGAAGAAAATTTTAAAAAGAAATATAATTTTAAACAATTTATTACACATAATAAGATTTCAAGACCTGTAGCTAAACATTTAAAATCTGAAATTGTAGAAATGGCTAGTGAAATAAAATTAGCCAAAGATGGTGATGTAGATTTTGCAGAAGCCTACAGTCATTTAAATAAACCCTTACAAAATAGATTAATTAAATTTTATGATATGATGATAGAAGAATGTGAAATAATAATCACAACAAAAAAAGAAAAGAAAGTAAAACTGGGAAAGAAGATTAAAATTAAAAAACTAAAAAAATAATATGATACTAATTGATTATAACCAGATGATAATTGCTAATTTTATGGCATTCCGTAAACAATTTGAACCAGGTAAAGAGGATGCCACGATGAGGCATATGGTTCTCCATAATATTAAAATGATCAAGAATAAATTTGGTACCAAGTTCGGAAAAGATATTGTTTTTTGTTGTGATAGCAGAAAAAATTGGCGCAAAGAAATTTATCCATTTTATAAGGCTAATAGAAAGAAAGCAAGAGAAGAAAATAAACAAGGTGTAGATTGGCAAGCGTTATTTAAAATACTCGATAATATTCGAGAAGAGATAGCAGAAAATATGCCTTACAGGGTAGTTAATTTAGAAGGATGTGAAGCAGATGATATTATCGGGGTTATTTGTAAGGAATATTCCCATAGAGATTATAATATATTGATAGTTTCTTCTGATAAAGATTTTATCCAATTGCAAAAATATCCTAATGTTTTTCAATGGTCGCCTCGAACTAAAAAATTTATTAAAGAAGATGATCCGGCTGGACAATTGCGCGCTTTAATAGTAAATGGAGATAGAAGCGACGGTATACCTAATATTCTTTCAAATGACGCATGTTTGGTAGAAGGACTAAGACAAAAGCCAATGTCGAAGAAGAGGATCCTGGATTGGCTAAATATAGTACCGGAAAAGGCTTTTGAAGGAGAAATTTTAAGAAACTTTAAACGCAATGAGACTTTAATAGATCTCGGTTGTATCCCAGATAAAATCGAGATAAATATAAGAACAAAGTATGAAAGTGACCAATATTTGGGTCGCGATAGAATGCTCAATTATTTTATTAAGCATCGACTTAAAGATATGACTGAATCGATACAGGAGTTTTAATTATGGCTTTATCATTAATGCAATTATTGGAATTGGTAGACAAAGCAAAGAGTCAAAAAGAAAGAGGGGATTTACTCAAACAAAATCACACTGACCATTTGGAAAACTTATTGTGGTATACATTTCATCCAGATGTAAAGTTTTTGTTACCTGAGGGAAAACCTCCTTTTAACGCCGGTGCAGAAGATCCGGGTTCAACACTGCTTTACGGACAAATTCGCAAATTAAGATATTTTGTTGAAGGTCCGGGGGGTGTAACTTTTTGCACAGGAAATACCATCGAACCAGCTAGAAGAGAGACAATGTACATAACAATGTTAGAGAGTTTAACACCAAAAGAAGCTGAGTATCTTGTAAACATGAAGAAGAAAGATCTCGGTATTCGCGGTTTAACTTATAAGCTCGTAAGTGAGACTTTTCCCCATCTTATACCACCTATGCAAACCAGCAATACATAAAATTTATTATAATAATTATGGAAGTGTGATTTTCTAACTTCTAATCAAGGATTATATGAAATTTTTTATAGTTTTTGTTATGGCGGTAGTAGTAGTAATTACTTACCCAGTAAAAATAATTATCCAGGAATCAGATGCTCTAGCAGCGAAAATAAATTTACCTCGCGATGCGCATGTAATATTCCATGGACCAGAAAAGAAAAAATTAATACCCATGGGTCCACGATCTCAAACAATAGATCCGACTACACTAATATCCGTAGATCAAGATGAAATATCTTGTCTAGCTTTAAATATATATTTTGAAGCTGCTGTTGAAAGTACAGCGGGAAAATTAGCAGTTGCTCATGTGACTCATAATAGAGTAAGTAGTAGGTATTTTCCTAATTCTTATTGTAATGTAATTTATGAAGGAATACATCATGCAAATGGTTTTCCTAAACGAGATCGATGCCAATTCAGTTGGTATTGTGACGGAAGATATGATAGTCCATATCCAGGGCCAACTTGGCAGAAGGTTCAAGATTTAGCAAATTACTATTATAAAAATGCTAATGATTTAAGAGATATAACAGATGGAGCAACACATTACCATGCTGATTATATTGACAGCCCTAGATGGGCGCTCCTTAAGAAAAAAACAGTGCAAATAGATACGCATATATTTTATAGGTAGATTATGCCAACATATGATTATGAATGTGAGGAATGTGATTTTGAATTTGAAGATATTTTTCCTATTGCAAGAAGGAATGAGCCTTTGGAAAGCCAATGTCCTGAATGCAATGGGAAGATAAAAATGAAAGTCGCATGCCCGATGTTTGTTTATGATAATATTTCAGGTACAACTGCTAAGGGCCATCGAAAAAAACCCGATGAAGCTTTTACAGATCACCTGAAACAAATGAAAAGGAATTATCCGGGAAGTAAGATGAATGTTTGATCATGTAGAACTTGAATTTGAAGAATTAAATGCCACCACCACAAATGGATCCAGAGTTTATCAAACTCCCGACGGATCCTTTCCATCCATTACAACAGTATTAGGTAGAAAAAAAGCTCAATTCTTTAAAGAGTGGAGAGCTAGAATTGGCGAAGAAGAAGCCAACAAAATAACAACTCAAGCCACTCGTCGTGGAACAAAAGTACACAAAGTTGTAGAAAATTATATTTCAAATAAAGAAAATTATTTTGAAGATTCTCAACCAAATGTTCAAGAGATGTTCTATGCTATCAAACCTCACTTAGATAATAATCTTGATAATATTGCTGGCATTGAAATTCCACTATGGAGTAAACAATTGGGAGTTGCTGGCCGTTGCGATTGTGTTGCCGATTGGAAAGGCCAAAAAGCAATTTTAGATTGGAAGACTTCAGGAAAATATAAAAAAAGAGAATGGGTTGAAGAATATTTCCTTCAGGCAACAGCTTATTCAATAATGTTTGAAGAAAGAACTAAAATCCCAATAAATAATATTGTTATAGTAATAGCAGTTGAGAATGAAGAACCTCAAATTTTTGAAGAGAAATCTTTTGATTATTGGAGATTACTTGAAACAACATTAAAGGAATGGTTATAATGAAAATATTAATAACCGGAGTCAAAGGATTTATTGGCCATCATTTATATAATTTTTTATCTGAAGAGGGCCATGATGTTTACGGTATTGATAATTGTTCGGGATTAGGTTGGGAAGATCGCGAAGTTCCTCACTCTGATTGTGACATCACTACAGACCCCTTACCCCATGTTGATGCTGATGTTGTGGTTCATTTAGCCGCGAAAGCCGGTGTTCGTAATAGTTGGGATCCAAAATATTTAAAAGAATATTATAAAGTAAATATTAAGGGAACAAAACGTATCTTTGATACTTATAAAAATTCTAAAATCTTATATGCATCGAGTTCTTCTGTTTCGGATATGAAAAGTCCTTACGCAATGACAAAAGGTGCCTGTGAAGTTATGGCGCCAACTAATGCTATAGGAATGAGATTCTTTACAGTATGGGGACCGCGATCGCGGCCTGATATGTTTTATAGACAATTACAAGAAGGAAATATTAATTATTTAACAACTCACACGAGAGATTGGTTATATGTAAAAGATTGTGTAAAAGCTATATATTTACTTATGACAGAAACTTCCGTATGGAAATTTTTTCCTAAAGTTTTTGATATCGGATATGGAACACCAAAATCTGTTTATGATTTTGCTAAAGAACATGCACCGAAAGATTTTGATATCGATTCAATTGATTTTAAAAATGTAACTGGCGAGAGCGAAGAAACTTGTGCTGATCCTACTGAAATTAAAAAGTTTGGTTGGGAAGCCGGCTTCGCGAGTGATGATTTTAATGTAGAATAATGTTATGTAGTTATCCCTTTAAACAAATTACAATTAGAGATTGGGATGGAGACAAAATTAAATGGTTTCATCCTTGTTGTAATATGTCGCGCCCTGATTGGGAAGATCCAATGGAATGGGAAGAGACAGATCTTACCCCCGAAGAAGCTTTTAATTCAAAACAATTTAAAGAATTACGTGAAGCTTTATCTAATAATAAAAAACATCCATTTTGTAAAA